GGAAGCACAAGACTTGGTTGACTTTTTACTTGCAAAAGAAAATTTAGAAAATGAATACTTAGATAGTAAATTAAGCAAAGAACAACAAGAGGTTAACGCTGTTAGAGAAAAATATTTTCAACTATTAGAGTTAGCTAAAATTAATGGTGAGAATACGGCTATATTAGAAGAGGCTCAACAAAGTCAAATAAATGAAATTAAAAAAAGGTTTGCAAATGAAGAGGCTGAAAGACAGAGACAATTAGAAGACGCTAAGCTACAAATGGCCTCAGATGGTATAGGTGCTTTAATGAATTTAACCTCAGCCTTTGCTAAAGATAATGAGAAAAGCCAGAAAAGAGCTTTTGAAATTAACAAACGTTTACAAATAGCTCAGGCTATAATACAGACCTATCAAGGGGCAAACGCTATTTTTGCTAGTGCCGCTGCTAATCCAGGTACTATTTTATTTCCAGCTCAGCCGTTTATAGCTGCTGGTATTGCAATACTTAATGGTTTAGCAAATGTACAGGCAATTAGAAAACAACAGTTTCAGGCTTCTAGTCCAGGCGGTGGTGGTCAACAACAACCTAATTTTGGGGTAGGTGGAGGAACACCTCCAACACTTCAACCAGCTAATACTAGTATGTTAACTAATCAACAACCTAATAGAGTATTTGTAACTGAGACAGATATAACAGCAACACAAAACCAGGTTAGCGTTATTATGGGTCAATCAACATTTGGAGGAAATTAAAAAATAAATATTATGAAAAATACAGAATTACTAGAATTAATAATAGACGAGGAAGACGAGTCGGGAGTGGATTTTATCGCATTAGTCGATAGTCCAGCCACTGAAAGTTTATGGCTATCTTTTAATAAACATCAATTTGAGGAAACCTTTAACGACTACCCAGAGTCAGCATCTAACAACGCTAAGAAAGCTATAGAATATAAAGAAGAGAATAACATAGACTGCGGTACTAGAGTAGGATGGACCAGAGCTAGGCAACTAGCTAACAAAGAAAAAATAAGCTGGGAGACTATAGGTAGAATGGCTAGTTTTAAAAGACATCAACAGAATAAAGACGTTCCTTATAGTGAGGGCTGCGGTGGTATTATGTGGGATGCCTGGGGTGGTGCTAGTGGTATCAATTGGGCTATTGATAAAATGAAAACTAAAGACAAATATAGACAGCTTTTTAAAATAGAGAACGAGGAAAAAAGAATAGTAAGCGGTTACTTTATGAAAGCCGATTTACCTATTATAAGACTAAACGACAAAAACGAAAAATACTATGTAGTGTTTAGGAGAGAGACTATAGAAAAGATAGTAAACAAATTCTTTAAGAATGGTCTTAACGCTAACGTCAATTTAATGCACGATAACAACTTAACCGCTAAAGGTGTTTATGTAATAGAGTCATTAATAATAGATTCTAAAAGAGGTATAAAAGCCCCTAAAGGTTTTGAAGACGCACCAGATGGTAGTTGGTGGGGTTCTATGAGAGTTGAAAATGATAAGATTTGGGCTATGGTCAAAGACGGATCTTTCAAAGGTTTTAGCGTTGAGGGTATGTTTGGCCAGGCTAAGAGCGTAAAATATCCAGTTACCTTAATAAACAAAATTAGGGAAGTAGTTAAAAAATACATACAAAAGAAAAAAGATAATTTTGTTAGTATGTTAATCAATAAAGACTTCGCTATTATAGACGATAGACTAGCCTATGCTTCAAAAGAGATGGCCTTAGAAGCTGCTAAAGATGTTGGGGTTGACGGAATACACGAACACGAATACGAAGACCGCATCTGGTATATGCTAGGTAAAACTCACGAGGCTAATATGTATAAAAAATGTCCTCCAGGTCATACTAAAAAAAATGGTAAATGCGTTAAAAACAAATACGACAAAAAATAGTTAACATAAAATTGTGATACTATCAAATATTTGTTATATATAATAGTATAAAAAAATATTTTATTATGAGCGAATTAAAAGAATTATTCAACGATATAAAAAGCATTTTTAAAAATGAAGGTATAGAAGTTGAGTCTAACTCTGAAACAGTCGCTGAAACCACTGAAAATTTTACTGAGGAACCTACTGAGGAAACTACAGAACAAACTGAACAAAAGTTTGAAGACGTAGTCTTAGCAGATGGCACAGTAGCACAAATAGAGCCAGATGTCTCTTTAGGTGCTGCAGTTGTTGTTGAGGTTGATGGTGAATTATTGCCAGCTCCAGACGGAGACCACGAGCTTAGTGATGGTAGAAAAATTACTACTGAAGCTGGGGTTATTGTTGCTGTTGAGGAAGCTGAAGAAGAGCCAGTGGTTGAGGAAGAAGCTGAGGAAGAGGAAGAGGAAATGTCTACGCCTTTAACAGAGGCACAAGAGAGAGAGGCTAAAAAAATAATTGAGTCTGTAGTGACTGAAAGAGTTTTCGGAATGGAAGCTACTTTGAGCGAGGAAAACAACGATCTTAAAAAAGATATTGAAATCCTTAAAGACTCTTTTGCTAAACTCTTAGAATTGACTGAAAAGTTAATTGAAGAGCCTGTTAATAATGCAGTCGTTAAAAGAAATTCAGCGTTTAAAGCGTTGAAAAAAGAAAATAAAAAAGACATAATAAGTGTCTTAAAAAATAAAAATATAATAAACTAAAAATTAAAAATTATGAGTTTTGATGTAAGTGCGCTTCCAGCGTATACGGAACAAAACGCAATGGACCTAATTATTAAGTCTGTTGCTGGTGGGAGATTAGCAAACTATGCTAATATCCAAGACGGTGTGAAAGGACCGACTACAATAAACATTCTTTCTAGTGACGTAGTTTTCCAGGCTGATGGTTGCTCTAGAAGTGCTAGTGGTACTACTACCCTATCACAGAGAACAATCACTCCAGGAGCTGTTGCTATTCACGAAGACCTATGTATGACAGATTTAGCTGCTAAATATACAGCTGTTATGTTAAAGCAAGGTTTAACAGGTGAGAAAGAGGAAGTACCTTTTGAAGAGTTGTATTTTGCTGAGAAAGTAGCAAAACTACAGAAAGCTATTGAAGTAGCTGACTGGCAAGGTGATACAACTAGTGGAACTGCTAACCTTTCTAAGTATGACGGATTAAATAAAATTATTGCAGCTGCTACAGCTGTAAACGGTAACCCTACTAGTATTGCTACTGCTACTGGAATTACTGCTGCTAACGTTATTGGTATTTTAACTGGTATGGCTCAACTAATGCCGGAGGACATTATGGACGCTGACGATCTTAAACTGTTTGTCGGAATGGATACTTTCCTTAAATATCAAAAAGCTATTGCTGACGGAAACTATTTTCATTATGTAGTTGACGGAGAGTTTACTGCTGAATTACCTTTAATTGGTTTTCCAAATGTAACTGTTTGCGCTACTCCAGGTCTATCTGGTTTAAGTACTGGTAATTGTTACTTAATGAGAGCATCTAATATTTATGTTGGTGTTGATTTACCAGACGAAGAGTCAAATGACGTTAGATCTTGGTATGACGATAATGATAGAATTTACAAAGTTACTATGGCTTTTAGAAGAGGTGTAAATGTCGCCTTTCCTGACCAGGTAGTTGAATTCTTATTAGTATAATATTAATGGGGGATTAAGTTCCCCCTTTTAAATAATTGTTAGCTGAAACGCTAACTAATTGAAAATTAAATAGTTATGAGTTGTATATTAGCATCGGGAATGGCTAGAGATTGTAGTGACAGTCTAGGAGGTATTGAGGAAGTTTTGATATCCGAAAGAGACAATGTATCTTCATTCACTAAGTCAAATCACGAAATTAGTGCTATTACTCAGGCGGGTTCATCTAGTTTTTTTCGTTATAATTTAAAGAAAGAGTCAGGTTCTGTTACCTCTACAGCAACTGTAGACCAAACGGCTGGCACTTCTTTTTATGATAATGTTTTAGCGTTTACTATCAATAAGTTAACTGCTACTAAAACAAACGAGATTAAGATGTTAATGCTTGCACGTCTGGCGGTAATAGTAAAAACAAATAATGGTACGTATTTAGCCCTTGGTTTTGACCAGTTCGCTGAAGGTAGTTCTTTAGTGGCACAAACTGGACAGGCTTATGGAGACCCTAATCAATACCAAATAGAGTTAACTGATAAATCTCAGTTACCTTGTTATGAAGTTCAAGCCTCAGTTGTGGCTG